CATTGGAATGAAATGTCAGATGGAAAAAGAGGCGCTCTGCTCAGCTTTGCTTATAATCTTGGTGCCGGTTTTTACGGTGGCGATAACTTTAATACTATTACTAAACGCTTGAAGAATAAAGAATGGGATCTGGTGCCCGATGCGCTTTATCTCTACAGAAATCCTGGTTCTAATGTAGAAGCAGGTCTTGCACGTAGAAGAAAAGCAGAAGGTGAAGCTTGGAAAAAAGGTTAACCTCACACTAGAAAGAAATGGAAAACGACAAGAAAGGTAAATGTATGAGTACTGTTATTCGCGTAGCGATTTTGAGTTGGTCTGCTGCTCTTCTTACAGCAAGTTATGCAGGTCTTCTTTCTAAGATGGACCCAACATTTATTGCTACAGTTTTCACTGCATCTGCTGCCACATTTGGAATTAATACAATGAAGAAAGGTGGAGATGAAGATGAGAAAAAAGAAGAACCACGTAGAGAGGAAGTTGTAGAAGCTCCTCCAGAACTACCAGCACCAGAAGAGGTTGCTGTTGAACCATCTCTTGAAGAAAGAGTTGAAGTTTTAGAAGGTCAAGTACAAACTCGCACATAATAAAATGAAGTATCTTACCCTAACATTATCAGTGGTAAGTCTAGGCATCAGCGCTGCAATTGGCGTTGGTGCCTTTTTGACTTATCAGAAGGCACAAAAAATTCTAGATAATCCAGAAGCATTTGTCGGTGCTGTTGTTGAGAAACAAGTCAACAAAGCATTTGAGAAATTACCAGTTCCAAAACTTAAACTTTTTTAACAATGTCAAATAAAGATCCATACATATATCGTATACGTTCAGTTCACAAGGTAGTCGATGGGGACACTATTGACGCTGATATTGATCTTGGTTTTGATATCTCCCTTACTAAGCGAATTCGTCTTGCTGGTATCGATACCCCAGAGAGCAGAACAACTGATGCATATGAAAAGAAACTTGGTCTTGAAGTTAAAGAATGGCTTAAAGAAAGACTAAAGTTTGCTAAAGATATTATCATCAAGACAGAACTTCCAGACAGTACAGAAAAGTATGGTCGTATCATTGGACATCTATACATCAACGGTGAAGAGACATCTATCAATAATCAAATGATTGCTGAAGGATATGCTTGGGAATATGATGGTGGGACAAAGAAAAAAGATTTCGCTCTTTTATTGGAGAAAAGAAATGCAAACTCAAACAAGGGAATTAACTGAGGAAGAAAAAAAGAAGTCATCAAAATTTGATAACTTCTTACTTGATTCTTTGTATAATATAATTGCTTATATACCCGCAGCAATTATTACATGGTTTGTTTCAAATTTTGATTTCTAAATTGATAAACGAGCAGATAGTTTTTTAGCAATTTTTTTAGCAGGGGCAAAGAGGGATTTAAATCTTTCTTTGCCCTCTTTTGTAAATTTATCTTTTATCACATCATCAATAATAATTTTGTTATCAATCTCATAGAGAGCATTGATTTCAACTTGGTCACGAATGTATTGCTCTACATTTGTAACTTGTTCTACGAGACGAGTTCCATCTGCAGAGTATTCAAATACATCAATATGACCTCCTTCTGCTAGAACATAATGTAAAACAGGTTTGACCTGTTTGATTTTAATTTTAAACTTATTCTTTGTTGCTTCTTTAATGATTGGTTCTGCAGCATTTTTCAATGCATTAAGAACTGTTGTGGATGCGATTGTTGCAGCAGTTGTGACTACTGCGACAGCACCTGCCGTAGCAACAAGAGAAGGATCAGGTAGATTAATATCGGTTCCAAGGACTGTAAATGTTGGTTGAGGTTTATCTGCTGGTATTTCAGCAATTGGCGTTTGAGCAGGGGGGGTTTGAATGACCTGAGGCAGTTGAGGTGGGGGGGTAGTGTCTGGAAGTCCTCTCGTTTTATCTTGTTGTTCTTGCGCTTGCTTTTCTTTTTCTGCTCTAACCGCAGCATCAAATTCTTCTTGAGTAGGTACATCGACAACTGGATATTTTATAGAGGGATCTGGTGCCTCAAATATTGGTAACGCCAGACCACGAACTACTGGTACTTCTACACTTTTAGTTATTGGTGGATTGATAGTGGGTATAACACTAGGTCCATTGATTCTTACATCTGATACTTTAATTGGATTATTCCCAATTACAGGTACAGAATTTGAATTAATTTGATTTATTGGCATTGACAACATCCTCAACCTTCGGATACCTTACAACAACATCAGCACAAATTTTATGATAAGGACTATTGGGATGGAATGTTACTCCTGATTTAATGGCTTCGCCGCACTTTAATAATCTAACTAATTCAAAATCAAGACGTGCTTTGTCTGCCTCAGCATTCTGTCTTCTAATTTCTGAACGCGCTCTCTCTTTACATAGTTCAGTTAAACTTCCATCAAGAGGGAAGTTGAACCCCATACTAACTCCAGCGTTACCACTATAAGATTTGAATGTCTCTGGATCATCATTACCATTACCTGTTGCCAAAACAAATGGAGCAAAGCTCATCGTAGGTCCCTGACAACTAACCCCTGCTCCGTATGTATTAACTGCATACGGCCCTTGTAAGACTTGAACCGCTTGGTTAGTAACGTTTCCTGTAGCAGAAGCACTAGGCCCAGCAATATTAGTATTACTAGGAGCTGTTTGAGCCAGCACAGGCGATACATATAACCCTACTGCGTAAATACAGATACCGAGTTTGTGGTAGATTGAGTTTCTGTGGTGCGATCTATCCATGTTTCTTTTGCCACTCCAGGTCCGAGATAAGTTTCACTGAACTGGAATGGAGCACCTTGAGTCATGATGGTATAGTTTGCTCCCTGTTGAGGAGTGCCAGGAATATTAATATTAGTTCCAGTCACAGTGTATGATGTGCCAGTTGTATACTCAACTTGACGAATTGTTTCTATAATTTTTGTTGTTGATTCGGTTGTTGCCGTGATGGTGCCTCTGGTAAAATTAGGCACAACACTTTCAGCATAAACAGGAGTACAAATGACTCCCGTTGCCAAAAGCAAAACGGGAGTTATAAGTCTCATTTGAATACGCTCAATTCTATTGTTCTTTGTGCCGTGGCAGTAGTACCAGGACCGCCAGCAGTGATAGTAGGAACACCAGTAGGTGATAATGTACCAGCAAGAGATCCTTTGTCTCCTGCTAACTGAGTAACACTATCCCCATAAAGGTTGGGAGAAGCAATTGCTCCAGCACTAACCGATTGAGTGGTGACTGGTGTATCAGCAGCATTGAAACTTTCTGAGAAAGTGAATGCTTGACCTGCTGTATTAACGTCATAACTTCCAGCACCACCTACACCACCGAATGAAGTAGCTTGAATATTTGTACCTGAGACACTGTAAGATGCCCCAATTCTTGTTGATTGAACCGCTGCGCCCTGTACACCCAATTGAACGGAATCAGTAATCTTTGATGTAATTTCAGCAGCACTTACAGGAGTAATAAAGAATAACGAAGAGATTAAAAGTAATCTTTTCATTGTTCTTTTGGTATAATGACCATTAGTATTTATAGATAAAAAATATTCATAAATACTTAAAAAGTATCGAGGTTTAAAAATGGCTGATAATTTAGGTAAGTCGATTCCTAATGTAACTTTCAAAAAGAAAGAAGGAAACGAATTGATTGATGTAAACACTGATGATCTTTTTCAATTTAAAAGAGTGATTTTATTTGCTGTTCCTGGTGCATTTACTCCTGTCTGCAGCAATCAACTTCCTGGCTATGAAGAACTCTATGATCAGTTTAAAGAGTTAAATGTTGATGAAATTTATTGCGTAGGTATGAATGATACTTATGTCATGGATGCATGGTTTCAAAGCCTTGGAATTGAAAAAGTAAAATACATTGCTGATGGTAATGGAGAATTTTCTTACCAGATGAATATGATGTATGCTAAGTTTAATACATGCCTTGGTAATAGATCTTGGAGATATGCTGCAGTAATTAATAATAAAGTTATTGATTATTGGGTAGAGGAAGAAGGATGTGAACATAATTGTTCTTCAGATCCTCTTACAGTAACTGCTGCTCAATCTGTTCTTGAGTGGTGCCAAACTCACGGTATGAGAGGAGATTTTGTACAGAGCGTAGGAACTCCTCTTGGTCAGGGGGCTTGACAGGTAGGGGAAACCGTAGTATTATAAATAAGTGTTAAGGGGTTGAAACATTCCTTAACACTTAACTAAACACTACTCGGAGTATTCTCTATGACTGCTACTATCGCACAACGTCGCGGTGGTGAAGGCACATGGGAACAGTTCTGTCAGTGGGTCACTAGTACCGATAACCGTCTTTATGTCGGTTGGTTCGGTACTCTGATGATCCCCACTCTCCTTGCTGCCACCATTTGTTTCATCGTTGCCTTTATTGCCGCACCTCCTGTCGATATCGACGGTATTCGTGAACCTGTTGCTGGTTCTCTCATGTATGGAAACAACATCATTTCTGGTGCTGTTGTACCTAGTTCCAATGCTATTGGATTGCACTTTTACCCCATTTGGGAAGCTGCTTCACTTGATGAATGGCTATATAATGGTGGGCCATTTCAACTGGTCATCTTCCACTTTCTGATTGGTATCTATGCTTACATGGGCCGCGAATGGGAACTTTCTTACCGACTTGGTATGCGTCCTTGGATTTGTGTTGCCTACAGCGCACCCGTTGCTGCTGCTTCTGCAGTGTTCTTGGTCTATCCCTTTGGTCAAGGATCCTTCTCTGATGCAATGCCTCT